ACTGCATAAATCAAGAACAGTTTGATAAACTTAATAATTTAAAAAAGCAAAGAGAGGGTAAGCATGACACCTAGAGAGGAAGCACAAATAGAAGCAGAGAAAACTTATGCTCTCTTTCTTGATAAGAGCAAGAAAGTTGTAATAGTATGCATCATAACACTAGTATTTATAGCTTGGTTTAGTGACTTTGATACACCTACACGATATAATGGTGAAGTATATGCACCTATGAACATAGGAGAAGATAGATGAATACTAACTATTATTTAAATGAGTTATCTAAAAGGGTGTTTGAACTGGAGAAAAAAATAATTCTTTTAGAAAAGAAACTTGAGGTTCTTGCTAATGATTAGACCTATGACAGACGAGGAACGACAACGTGCAAAGGAGAAACGATATATGAATAGCAATATGAGTACAGAGATTGCTTTGTATAACGCAATGAAGAAACATGGCTTGACTTTGGCAGAGGCAATACAAGCAATGGAGATGTTTGCAAATGACAAAGAGTTTCAGAATGACCTTGACAGATTCTATGGAAATGAGGTATTCATAGAAGAATGAAACACTTAACACTCGACATAGAAAACACTGTGACAAAACGAAACGGCAAGATACATCTTGATCCGTTTGAACCAGAGAATACGTTGGTTATGGTGGGTATGCTAGATGATCTTGGTAACGAAACACTAGTGACATTTGATCACTCAGAGCATCCACCCACCCAAGGGGGAGCACAGATAGTACAGCAGCTACTTGATAGTGCTCCCTTACTTATCATGCACAATGCTGCCCATGATCTTGTGTGGTTATGGGAGTCTGGTTTTACATACAATGGTTCTGTCTTTGACACAATGCTAGGTGAGTATGTATTGCAACGTGGACTCAAAGAGCCACTATCTCTTGAGGCTTGTGCAGAAAGATACGATCTTGATACAAAAAAGCAGGATACTTTAAAAGAGTATTTCAAAAAGGGTGCGTCTGTTAGAGACATACCTTATGCAGAGCTACAGGAATATCTGTCTGCTGATCTACAGGCTACGCAACAATTGTACTTACATTTGGTGACACAGTACGAGGAGTGTAACACACTGGAAGGAACTATACGTCTTACCAATCAACTTGCTGTACATTTGTCACGTATATACCAACGAGGTTTTGCTGTTGATATGTCTGTGCTTGATCAGGTTAGACAAGAGTTTACAGAAGAACGAGATAGCCTTGTCTCTAGTCTTGAGGCACAGGTGATTGACCTAATGGGTTTTAGGCCAATCAATCTTAATAGTCCAGAACAATTATCTTGGGTTATATACAGTAGCAAACCCAAGGACAAAAAAACATGGCCCGATATGTTTGATCAACGTATGGATAGACAAGATCTACAATACCAGATACGTAGCAATAGCATTAAGTTGTACAAACAAAAGGCAGTACAATGTAATGTATGCAAAGGTAATGGAAAGATACGAAAGGTAAAGAAAGATGGAACACCATATGCAAAACCTAATAACTGTGCTACATGTAATGCCAGTGGTTTTCTATTTCTGGATACTAATGAGATAGCTGGATT